CTGTGCTTTCAGATCTTAAAGGACCTGAGAAAGTTGAATTTGCCATAATTGGTCTCCTTTTCCGCCAACATAGTCTGAGACATTGTCTACTGCATGAGTCTATGCTGACTGTTTTATATATGCAGTGAGTCGATTATACGCTTTTAGTATAGTGATTGCAAATAAAAAGGGGCCCGAAGGCCCCTTAATAATTAGTGTTAATCTAACGATTATACACCTGGAGATCCGAAAATACCTCTTGGGTCAGAGAACCCAAAGCTGTATCTTTCTCTCGCTTTATATCTAACGTTTCCAGTATCGAAATCGCCTTCCATAGCAGTTTTTAAAGCTGCTCTTTGGAACATTTTCAATCCATTAGGAACATCAGTTTTGATAAAGAAAGCATCTGTATCAGTTAGGTAGTTGTTCACTACATAACCTTGAGGGATCATGCCTTTAGACGCTATCGCATTGATATCGTTGTCAGCAGTCCCAGTACGACCAGCTGTCTTCATCAGTCTTTCAGCAGTAAATTGTAAAGCTGAAGGAATAATCATTTTTACTCCTTTAGCCGCAATTTTTAACCCACGCTCATCGACGAAAGCAGCAATGTCAATCAATGACTGCTCTAAAGATGTTTCGTTAAGGTCAGCAGCAGTGTCTAATTCGTTTCTGAAAGTTCCAGAAATAGTTGGGTGTACTTCAGAACAAAGTTCTACATTGTCCCCACCTTTAAAATTAGAATCAAATGCATTGTTTAATACATTTGCTGCTTTAATTTGCTTCGTGTTAGCCATAGATCTTGCTAGTGCTTTTGTATAACGCTTAGCGATACTATCGTACAGGTTATCCTCAATAGCTTCCTCAGTGATAGAGAAAGCGAGAGCAATTGTCTCGTGAGTGTAACGTGCAGTGAAAGTCTCGTTAGCAGAATCAAAAGATACCGCAGAACCCTCAGGCTTAACTGATGCGTTAGCGAATCCAGATAACATTACTTCTTCTTCAAAAGCTCTGTCACTTGATTCAGTGTCGAAAATCTCCGTGTGTTGATTTTCGTAGTTTTTGTACTCAAGTCCAAATAATGCATTTAGACCTGGCTCTAGCTCTTTTGCTAGTTGTTGTCTTGATATAGCCATTTTTTATGTCCTCCTAAATGCTATTATTATATACCAGCTACACCTTTTCCATACTCGTGCTCGTTTATAGAAACAATCCAGTTAACGTTTGCAGAACCTACAGTATTATTTTCAGGATCATTTGAAAGACCGTGAATTTTTAATGTAGCTGCTCCCGCTGCTAGAGTTGAATCATTTAACTCCGATTTCGAGATGAAGCTCGGTGCTGCGCCTGCTGCATACTCAATATCAGCTGCGTTGTTGATATCAGTAAGAGCAGAAGCTCCAGTGTTATTTGATTGAATTTCGAACCTTTGATAAGGATCGTCGTATACAAACCCCTTTATATCTGTAGCGGTATTACTACCTTTCAGATGATTTGCAAAAGTAGGTTTGCTTGTTGATGCGTCAGTAAAGAAAACACCGTTGAGTGATCCCACAACATTACCTCCTGCTCCTGCAACTTCTACTGAACCATCTGATTTCATTTTCACGAGATCATTTTGGAAAATAGCTGTTGCTGATGCAGTAATAATATGCTCGGATAAACCACCGTTGTCTCTATTCTGACCAACTTTACCTACGGGTCTTACACCGAAGGCTGCGTCTTTATTTGCCATGTTATATTCCTCCTTAAGGAAATTAAGTTATTAAAATCGATGGGTAGGAATTACTAAAGGATTAGTCCTTCTTTGTACCACCAAAAGTTACACGAGCCTGCCTCTCTTGATTGATCGGCATGCTTGGATGCTGTTCCTTTAAGACATCGTTTTCTAAAGCTTCATTGCGATCAGCATTTTGTTGATTAAAATACTGTTCACGAGACTTTGCGAGCTCTTCGGTTATCCTTGCCAGCACAAGGCCACCAACCCCAATCACTCCTGCGTATTTACCGTCATTGATACTTGGATAATCATGATCTGGATATTCGTCGGATCTTACCAATTCCCATCCTGATCTTAATTTACCGAACATGTTCTGACTATCGTCAAAACCCATACTTTCGGTTCTTATCCATCTGTGTCTATAACCGTCTGGCGCAGGCGGTGCATCTAGTGATGATGGAGGAGTCCAAACTTTAGGCTTTTCAGTTTTAGCTCTAGTCTGACTCACGCGGGAAGTTTTAACAGTTTTAGTTTCTGTATCTTTTTTTGTCATATGCTTATACCTCCTTCGCGGCTAATTGTTTCGCATATTCTTCTAGCGGCACACCTAATCTTTTAGAAATTGCTACCTGTGACGGTGTGAGCTTCACAGTTTTTCTGCGTCCTTTTGCGGCCGGACGTTTGGCACTAGCTACATTTTGCACTGGAGCTTGGCTCGGTGCTTCTGTAGATTCCACCACTTTATCAAATTTGTGTGGGAATTCAAGTCTTATTCGTCTATCTACTTCAGAATAATATTCATTGCTTGAAGGGTCAAAACCTTCTTCTTCTACAAGCTTTCTATGTATATCAAATGCAGTGTAAGTCATTGCATTATCAGTACCAAACCATGCATTTTTCGCAGACCAATCTTCAGCTTTAGGGTCTATTTCCTGTGCTGCTTGGTATAATTCTTGACTTGTAGGCACTTGTTGAGCAAATTGATTAACCTCTTGTTCTGGTCTTTCAATAGTTCTTTGTTTTCTTTGTTCCTGTAGGTTTTGTATTTGTCTTAGTCTACCTTCTTCCATAGAAAGTTGTGCTATAGCTCTTTGTGCATCTACTTGAGCATCAATATCACCTGCTTCTGTAGCAGTTTTTAAATTTGCTTTAGCTGCAGCCATACCAGCAGTAACTTTTTGTTCAAGTTCTGTAGCATAGTTTTTACCTAAACTTTCATTTTGGGTTTTTAATTTGGTTGCTTGTTGTTGAACACTCTGTGCGTATGCAATAGCTTCTTCTTTTTGCCTTTCAGCTTCACGCATCTTACGTGTAAGTTTAGCTATTCTTTTGTTGACACCTTCTGAGTATTCGTTGAGTTCGCCTTTTTGAACATCAGACTGCTTAACAGATTCCTTAGGTGCACTAACGGACTCTTCACTAACTTGTTCGACATCAATTTTTTCTTCCTCTAATGATTGTTCTGGTGCTACTGCATCGAGATCAATCTCTTGTTCTTGTTCTTCGTTGTCTCCAACGTCTATTATCTTTTCGTCGTCTTGCATAGATTATCCTCCTCTATGATTACATTGCGTGAATAAGATCCATAGGATCATCAATCGTTCCTAGAATCTCATCATCGTTTAACATTCTTATCTCACCACCATCAATTCCCATGCGCGATCCTGCATACCTTGCAAAAATCACCCAGTCTTTTTCTTTACACCAAGCACCTGTTGGATATTTATCTTTATCCTCATAACATAGCGGACCCATCTTCAATACGTATCCAACTTGGACCGCTGCTCGCGCTCTGTCTAAAGTTTCTTGTGCTATAATAATTCCGCCTTGTGTTTCTTCTTTGACTTGAAAAGGCATAACAAGTATACGCCACCCCGTAGGGTTTGGTAACTTTTCTAAATTTGTTTGTGAGGGTTCTTTTTTTGCTTCATTCTGTGCAATTTTTTTTGCATCTGCTTCAGCGTTGTATTTATCTTCTAATGCGTGTGACTTTGTCATCATCGTTATCTGGCTCCTTAGGGTTTAGCAGGTTAGAGAGTTCCTGTTTTACTTGATCCAACGTGTGGATCTTTCCGAGAATATAGTTGTATTTGTCCATACTGTCAACACCACCACCAATTAAAACTTGGCTGTTGTTGTCCATACCTTCGTCAAGTAGTCTTTGTAGTTTATATATTACGTTTATCGGGTCTATAGCTTCTGACATATTTCTTTTTCTTGTCTCCTAGTTTATGCCAAAACTCATCGAGAGGGTTGGCTTTTTGTTTACAGCATTCCCCCGAACGTGCTTTTTCTTCCGTGTGACAACCACACGTCTCTTCTTCCCCCATCGTAAGTCCCCCTTACTTTTTCTTGAAAATATCGGCTCCCTTGAGGCCGTATATACTAGCGACGACCCCTACAAATAGCGTCTGGTACCAAAAAGGCAGATTATTAAACTGCTCAAAGAACATGTGCAGTTTGGCTTGTATGTCCGGATCCTCACTAAAGACACTCCATATCAATAAAATCACTGGGGCACTTACAAGCAAAAGCACGAACTCGTCTTTCCATCCTTTGTCGTTTGATTGTCTAACAGCGGCTTGGTACTCCACTTCCCCGTTGGCCATCTTCTGAGAATGCAATAAAGCAGCCTCCGACATAAGTATCTTTGCTTTTTGTTTATTAGCAAAAATAGCTGAACCGGTTTTTAATACCGAAGGTAAAAGTGAAAGTAATGGTCCCATTATAATATAATAGTTTGTCTAACTACTTTGCGCGTCCACCACGCTTCATACGTTTTTTCATCATGCCGCCGCCCATTTTGTTTGACCGAAATAAAGACCCTACTTTTTTAGGTGATTTGTTACCACCGAAAGTAACTGCTTTTTTATTTTTGTCTCTAACAATTTTACCGTCTTTAGTTCTGACAGCGTTTTTGACTGGTGTTACTTTAGTCGTTTTTCCTTTATTTTTTAGACTCGATGTTTTTGCAGAAGTTTTACCGCTAGCTTTTCTCTTTGGAAGAGTTTCTGCTTTCGGTTTTTTCTTAAGCAAAGAACCCGCACCGCCTCCAGCTACAACACCCGCAGCTACTTTTTTATTTTTAAGTTTTTTTAAACCTTTTAATCCAAGTTTTGCTAATGTTCCTATTGCCATTTTATTTCTCCTAGTTAAGGATAACTCCTAGTATGATGATAGCTACTATTGCACCTGCAATAGCTTTCTTCTTCATAGATAAGCTGTTCCATTTTTGTTGTAAAGATTCAATCATTATGATCTCCTTTTCTTTTTCTTTTTTACACCTGCTTCGCTGAGCGCGATAGCTATGGCTTGTTTCTTGTTTACCACTTTTTTCTTAGATTTACCAGACTTAAGTTTACCTGATTTATACTCACGCATTACCTTGCTGATTTTAGCATCTTTTTTCACTACTTATATTTACCTTTAGCTCTGCCACCTGCACCACCTGGTCCAGCACTACCTGTTTTACTACCACTATTCTTACCGGGATCAGGAGATGACCCACCGCCACCGCCACCGCCATCTTTAGGTTCATTCTTTTGTGCAGCTTTCTTCGCTGCTTCTTCTTCGGCTTTACGTTTTGCTTGTTGTGCGGCTAAACTAAATCTATCCATGTCTTCAAAACCTTTTTTAATTTCATCTTCTGTTAAAAATCCAGTGCTTTCAGAGGGAGGTCTAGAGAATGCTCCAACAGGTGCATACGGATCGTACATCATGTACGGATCAGTTGCTCCAACTGTTGATGGTAATCCTGTACCAAGTGTTGATGGATCATACAAAGGCATTGTGCTTACGTATGGATTGTATGCTTGTGGTTCTGGTGTATTTACAGGAGGAAATGCAGGAGGAGGAGACATTCCTGGTCCGTCACCTGGTCCAGGTATTATTCTAGGTCCGTCTGGTCCTCCAATACTTATTGAGTTACCAAAACCAGGAATTCCTTCCCCTGGAAAAATAGTATCATAACCAAAGGTTGGTTGTGTGTATTGTGGTAGTGATGGCAACGGTGGTAATCCACCATTTTGTAAACCTACACGACCACCGTCTGCAAAAGAATAACTTAATTTTGCTGATGCTTCTTCTGCATAAGGATTAATATCATATCCAAAAGATAAACCGTCATCTTCATCACCATAAACACCTTGTAAAAAATTATATTTTTTAACTTGATCAATTAAAGATGGTTGTTTCACCGGTGTGTATCCTACTGCTTTCATAGGATCTATAGTAGGTGCGTCTAAACCTGGACCCATAAGATCGTTTTTATTGTTGTCTGGACCGCCTCCTGGACCTCCTCCTGGATCAGGTGTTCCACCGAAACCACTTCTTCTACCTCCTCTAAGTCCACCTCGAGGAGATTGTCCACCTACACTAAATCCTACACGGCCACCGTCGTTATAATCATCTGTCCCCAAGTTTAAAAGATTAGATAGGGCATCCATGTTTTGTTCGTACTCTGACAAATCATCTGCTGTCATGCTACCACCTTGCACCGCTGAATCAAAAAAACGTGATTCTGGATTTGCTCCTTGTGCTATTAAATCATCTTCAAAAATTTGTTTTTTATTTTTTGAATATTCTCCCAGTTCATTAAACAAATTTGATGCCGCTTCCTTCGCTGGAGCGAAAAGGCCAAAACCCCCAATTGGTGTATGCTTTTGCAGAAAAGGGTCAACATACTCATCATAAGCAGGTTTAAGAGTTCCTCCTACATACTCTTCAACTTTTTTTGTAGTCTCAGGTGCAAACTCTTGTCCTCCCATGTAAAGTAGTTCAGGAGCTAGGAATGCAAGTGTCCTATATGGATTACCTTTGCCTCCCACTAAAGCTCTTTTAATCATAGGCGCAAAAGCCACCCCTGTAAGGCCTGTATTTAATATAGCTTGACCTTGTGATTGATCTGTAACTTTACCTGTAGAATCATCAACAGATGTAAACGGGTCTATAAAAGTTTCTTTAAGTATACTACCAATAGTGTCTCCACCAGTTTCTCCACCAGTTTCTTCTGGTGGTATGTCATCTTCTGCAGTGTCTGCTTCCATAAGTTTAGCTAAACGATCGTCAATTGATTCTCTATTTTCTATACGATCAGGCATCATGTTTGCGTAGCCTGTACGGTCGACGCCGCCTTGCATCATTCTAAAATAATCTGCAGTGCTCATTGCCATTAGATTTGACCTTCTTTAATCGTTGCTTGCATATTCTTTATACCGTCTTTTGCTAGTGATACTGACGCTCTAAGTTTTGCGTGATTGTCATTCTGTTCTAGTTTATCTTCAGCTAGTTCTCTATTCTGCATCATCTTAGCACGTTCTATGTTTAATTTATCTTCAGCTTCTTCTTGTCTAGCTTGCTCTTCACGTGCTTTTAAATCTAGTTCTCTATCTTTTAATTTTAATAATGGATCATTTTCAACTT